TTCAAAAATTGAAGGAAATTTGGAAATAGTTAAGCATAATCTTAATTTATCTTTTAAAGATCAGTTAGAGATTCCTTCAGGACAAGAAGGTTTTGATGACACAATAGTTAAGCGTGTTCTTAGATATAATCTTAGTAAACCTGGTTTGTGTGGTAGTGCTGTTTATATTGCTAATAATGTTTTGAATCCGATATTAGGTATACATGTAGCCGGTTTGACTAATGGCCAGGAAGGCTTTGCTGAAATTGTCCTGTATGAAACTATTATGCAAGTTTGTAAAAATGAATTAGTTCCTGGAATTCGTGTTGAAATGAATGTAGCTGAGAATAAAAAACCAGCGTTAGAAATATATTCAAATATTCTTCCTTTGGGTGTTGTTCAAGATAAATTCATTCATAAAGCTCCAGGTAAATCAAAATTGGAAAAATCAATATGTTATGAAACATTTTTCCCGTCGACTTATGATGTTCCGGTTTTACATAAAAAGGATGAAAGGATTAAAGATGCTCCATATTCTCCTTTAGCTAGAGGTTGTGAATATCATGGTATGCCACCTAAAAATTTTCCATATGGAATTTTCCAACCGGCTGTTGATGATTATAAGACTTTGATTTTAAGTAGTGTAAAACCACAACGTTGTGAAGTTGGTTTATTAACTGTAGAACAAGCTGTTGTTGGTTTGGATATACCTGGTTATGATGGAATGGAGTTAAATACTTCAGAAGGTTTTCCTTTTATTAGTTCCAGACCTAAAGGAGCTACTAATAAATCATATATGTTTGATATTGATTATTCAGGTCAACGAGGAAAATTAATTAAAATAAATGATACTTTAGCTAAAACATTAGAAGTTAAATCTGAACTTAGGAAAAGAGGTGTTATTCCAAATACAGTTTTTATTGATTGTCTCAAAGATCAAAAATTGCCTAAAGAAAAAGTTTGTAAACCTGGTAAAACTCGCATTTTTTCTATTAGTCCTGTTGATTTTACGATTCAATTTCGGCAATATTATTTGGATTTTATGGTTGCTTATCAAACATCAAGATTTAAATCTGAACATGCTATAGGGATTAATAAGGATAGTTATGAATGGGATTATTTGGCTAAAGATTTATTAGATATGTCAAATAATATAGTTACAGGTGATTATTCTAAATTTGGGCCTACTTTAATGGCAAAATGTGTACAAGAATGTTTTGAAATTATAGATTTGTGGTATCTTAAGTATAATCCGTGTGAAGAACTTCAAAAACATCGTAAAGTTATGGCTCGAGAGATAGTAAGTTCTGTTCATCTTATGCATGACTTTTTATATATGGTTTTGTGTGGTGCACCATCAGGTTCTCCTATCACGGTTATTATAAATAGTATGGTAAATTCGATTTATATTCGTTGTGCTTGGCAAGATTTTTGTAACTCATACAATAAACGTAGTTTTTCTTATTTTAAAGCTATTTTAACTATGTCTGATTTTCGGAAATATTGTCGTTTGATTACTTATGGTGATGATCTTATCATGTCTGTGCAGCATGATTTGAGTAATTTTTTTAATGCACAATTTTTAAATAAGTTTTTTGATAGCTATGATATCATCTTTACTAATTCTACTAAAGGTGATATAATAGTTAAATATTTAGACTTGTTTGATAAAGATACAACTTTTTTAAAATCTACTTTTGTTAAACATCCTTTATTTGAAGGGGTGGTTATCCATAAATTAGAACAAAGAGCAGTTCAAGAAACCCCGAATTGGGTTATGAAAACGAGAACGCCTGAAGAGCAAGCTAAACAATGTTGTGAAGCTATGTTGCTAAATTATTTTGCATATGGTAAATGTGCATATAATGAATTGCGACAAAAAGTGTTTTGTTTTTTTGAACTATATAATATTATTCCTTGTATTCCAACTTGGGATGAATTTAATGCTCGTGTTTATTGTGATGGTGTTTTCACAAATGTTTTGGATTTTAAAAAAATTGTAGTTTTACCCAGCTTTAAGGGTACCGTTTAGTTTGAAAGATTTGGCCTTCTATTGGTTTTAACTGTTTAACGGAAAGTCTCCAAAAAAAAAAAAAAAAAAAACAGGACCCCCCTAA